GTGATTTCGACCTTGCCCGAGCCCGAGCGCCGTCAGCTTGCCGATCTCGGTCAGGCCGCGTTGGGCGCCTTCGAGAAGGGCCTCGTCCACCTCGTGCAGGAGCGCGTGGGCCCAGATCGCTTCGCCTACATCGCCGTCGCCCGGCCCAGACCGAAGACCGTCGCTCCCTCGCTCTCGGCGCTGCTCCTCGAAGAGCGTGCCGCGTGATGGCCCTGCCATTCCCTTCCAACGGAGACCCCGCCATGCCGCACCCCAACAATGCCCTTCGCTTCGACGATCTCGAAGGTCTCGCCCTCGGCGACATCGCGGCGCTGCCGCCCGAAATGCTGCTGGATCTGCAAACGACGGCGCTCGCCGAGACCGCCCGCGTAAAGCGGCTGCGGGACAGGCTCGAGGCCGGGATCGCGCAGCGTTACGAGGCCGCCGCCACGGCCGAGCGGTCTGCGCAGGGCAAGACCTCCGGCACCGTCCGGATCGAGGATGCGGGCGTGGTCGTGATTGCCGATCTGCCGAAGAAGGTCACGTGGGATCAGGACCGGCTCGCCGCCATGGCTGAGCGCATCCGCGCCGCCGGCGATGATCCGACCGAGTATCTCGAGATCGCCTATCGCGTGCCCGAGCGGCGCTTCGGCGCCTGGCCCGCGGCGATGCGCGAGGGCTTCGCGGACGCGCGCAGCGAGACCACCGGCAAACCCGTCTTCCGGCTCGAGGCTCGAGACCGGTGACGCGCGGCGGCGGGACGCCCGAGCGGCAACGCCGGGCAGGTTCCCCTTCGGCACCCGGTCACCCCCGCCGCCGCGCACCCTGAACGCAACTTCCGGAGAACCCAATGGCCTTCCGCATCATCACCGCCGACGAACGGCTCTCGGCCGCCGAGAACAAGACGTCCCTCGCCATCTTCGGCCCGCCCGGCGTCGGCAAGACGACGCTCCTGAAGACGCTGCCGGCCGAAGAGACGGTGTGCCTCGACCTCGAGGCCGGCATGAAATCGGTGCAGGACTGGCGCGGGGATTCGATCCCGGTGCGCAGCTTCACCGATTTCCGCGACCTCGCCGTGCTGATCGGCGGGCACGACCCGGCCCAGCATCCGAAGTCCTGGTACGGCGCGGAGTATCACGCCTGGCTGCAGCAGCAGTATCTCGGCACCGGCATCGAGGACTTTCTTGCGAGGAAGCGGATCGTCTTCGTCGACTCGATCACCGACCTGACGCGGCAGGCCATGGCCTATGCCCGCCAGCAGCCGGAGGCGTTCTCCGAGCGGACCGGCAAGCCCGATGTCCGCGGCGCCTATGGGCTGCTCGGCCGCGAGGTGATCCAGGCGCTGAAGCACCTCCAGCACGCCCGCGGCAAGACGGTGATCTTCGTCGGCGTGCTCGAGAAGATCACCGACGAGTTCGGCGCAACGACCTGGCAGCCGCAGATGGAGGGCACGAAGGCCGGGCGCGAACTGCCGGGGATCGTCGACCAGGTGGTCTCGATGCAGCTCTTCGGCCGCGACGCTAAGGGCGACTGGACCCTCGATGAGACCTCCGCCGAGCGCCGCCTCGTCTGCCGCTCCGGCAACCCATGGGGCCTGCCCGCCAAGGACCGCTCTGGTCGTGTCGACATGACCGAGCCGCCCGATCTCGGCGCGCTGATCGCGAAGATCGACGGCCGCGCGCCGGCCCAATCCGCAATCCCTTCCTGATCCAGACGCAAAGGACAGACCCATGAGCTACGATCTCAACGACGCCCAGCCGCAGATGGCCCCCATCGGCGAGCTGATCCCCGACGGCACCTTCGCCAAGGTCCGCCTGACCGTACGCCCCGGCGGCGTCGACGGCGCCACGCAGATGGACGCCAAACTTCTGAAGGCCTCGCAGTCGAGCGACGCGAAGATGCTGGACTGCGAGTTCACCATCCTCGAGGGGCCTCATGCGCGGCGGAAGTTCTGGCAGAGCTTCACCGTGGCGGGCGGCAAGGTCGACGAGAAGGGCCAGTCGATCGGCTGGAAGATCTCGAAGTCCACCTTTCGGGCGATGGTCGACAGCGCTCTCGGGCTCGATCCCAGGGACGAAAGCCCCGACGCCAAGGCCAAGCGCGTGCTGCCCGGGCTCAAGCATCTCGACGGCATCGTCTTCGCCGCGCGCATCATGGTGGAGCCGGCCTCCAACCCCCAGTACCGCGACCAGAACCGGATCGCGAACGTCGTTTTGCCCGACGAGCCGCAGCACGCACCGATCATGCGTGGCGAAACCGTCCCGCCCGATCCGGTCAACGCCCCGCCGCGCAAGGCCGCGAGCGCGCCGGCGCCGGGCTGGCAGGCGCCCACGCCGGCATGGGGCGCGCAACCGCAAGCCCCGGCGGCGGCTCCGGCCTGGGGCGCACAGGCGCCCGCGCCGCAGCCCACGCAGCAGTCGCCCGCCCAGCAGTCGCCCGCGTCCCCGCCGTCCGCGTCGGGCGGAGTGCCTGCGACCGGCATGCCCGCCTGGCTCAATGGGTGAGGCGCGGTCGGCAGCACGGCGGCGGAGGTCAACCCGGCCTTCGCCGCCGCCCGAAGCCCGGCGCGATCCTGCCGGGCCGATGACCCCGGATGAATGGCAGGCGCATGTGACGCGTGAGGCCGCGCTGGAGATCGGACGATGGCTCGAGGCCCGTGGAAGACTGCACGCCCCCATCGCAAGCCTCGGCCTCGGCGACCTCGAAGCCATGGCGAGCAATGCGATCTCGCGCTGGATCGTGCTCCAGTCCGAAAAGCTCCAGAGGGCGGGCTGGCCGCCCGAGGACCCGATCGGGACCTTCTTGCTCGGGTAGCGCTTTGCGCCGTCTGCGCCCGCGAGGCGCGCGGCTTCGGCTACTGCCACGGCCTCCGCTGGGATCGCCACCCCTACCACCGCTTCTGCTCGCGCCGCTGCCAGGACGCGGGCAGCGCCATCGCCCAAAGGAACAACGGCATGATCGACAAGACCGCGCGGGAGGCCCGTGCGATCCGCGATGCGCGGACGCTCTTCGCAGAGGCGCTCACCGACCTCGGGCTCATGGAGCCCTTCTTTCACCGCAGCGCCGAGGACATCGACCGCCTGATCGAGGCGGCGGTCACCGGCTACATCGACAGCATGCAGGACCAGGCCGCGCGCAAGGAGCGCACCGGCACGGTCCTCGACGACCCGATCCCACTTTAGGAGCGCGGCGATGATCGACCTGAACGACGAAACCGCGTCCTGCAACTGGAAGCACCTGCTCGATGCGGCCACCGGGAACGCCGTCACCGACTTCGAGATCGAGTTCTGCGACGGCCTCCGCGAGAAGCTCGCGCGGTTCGGCGACAGCGCCCGGCTCACGGACGCGCAGTTCCACAAGCTGACCTGCATCGCGCAGGCCGGCGGGTTCTGGGAGCGCGAGCGATGATCGACCTGAACCATGGCTCGGGCTGCCTCTACGGCGCCGGCGCGCCGCGCCCGCCCATCGCGCAAGCCGTCTCCGCCGCCATCGACACGGCGCTGTCCGCGCGCAACCGCGCCGAGCGTGCGCGCACCTATGTCAGTTCCTCGGGTCTCGGCCGCGACTGCCTGCGCCAGATCCAGTACGACTTCCTCGCGGTGCAGAAGGACCAGGGCCAGGAGTTCGCGCCACGCACGCTGCGGATCTTCGAGGCGGGCCACCGGGCCGAGGACATCGTCGCGGGCTGGTTCCGGATCGCCGGGTTCGACCTGCGCACCGAGCGCCCCGATGGTCGCCAATTCGGGTTTGAGGCCCTCGGCGGGCGCTTCAAGGGCCATATCGACGGCTGCCTCGTCTCGGGCCCCGTCGCGATGGACTATCCTGCGCTCTGGGAGAACAAGGCGCTCGGCGCTGCCAGCTGGAAGGACGTGGTCAAGCGCGGCGTCAGTCTCGCGCGCCCCGTATATGCCGCCCAGATCGCCCTCTATCAGGCCTACATGGACCTGCCGCAGCCAGCGCTCTTCACCGCGCTGAACCGCGACACGATGGAGCTGCACGCCGAGCTTGTGCCGTTCGACGCGCATCTCGCGCAGGAAATGTCGGATCGCGCCGTCGCCGTGGTGCGGGCCTCCGAGGCGGGGGAATGGCTGCCGCGCGCGGCGGCCGAGCCCACGGCGGTTCTGTGCCGCGGCGGCATGGCCGCCGGCAAGTGGCACGCCCCCTGTGCCTGGGCGGAGCGGTGCTGGGGTGAGCGGCGTCCCGGAAACGGTGAGGCGGAGAAGGAAAGGCGCCAGTGGCGCGTTTCCCCGCCGAACGGGGAGCGTTTCAGCCGCGAACGGGCGGAGCCCCGGCCATGATCCCCGACGCCTATGAGCTCAAGCGGATCGTGCGCGCGCATCGCGAGCGGTTCTGGTGCTCCGACCTGCTCCGAGCGGCGGAGTTCGCGCCGATCTATTTCTTCGGCGATCAGGCCGCCTTCGATGGCGATATCGTCGACCGCGCGATGACCCGGGTCTTCACCGGTCCGCTTCGGCTGCCGCATCCGTCCGTGATCTTCGAGGTGCGCGAGCAGCGCGCGTTTCCCTCGGGCCTGATCGTATGCGCCCGCGCCGACGGCGACATCGTCGAGGCCACGTTCCTCATGCGCAAGCGGGCGCCGTGCGGCTGGACGGATTGCCTGGTGCGGATCTGGATGCATCCGGACGGCAAGGCGGAGATCGAGGGCAACCCGGCCGAGCGGAGCGACGAGACGGTCCGTGGTCACGGCGAAGTCGCCGCCGGCATCGTTTGGCGCGCGCTGACCATCCTCGACGCGTCACCTGAAATCCGCGACCGCAAGGTGTCGCTCACGAAACGGTCCCGCCTGGCCCGCGAGGGCGTGCGCGGATGGGTCTGGCGCCAGGTCGCCATCGATCCGGAGCGCCTGCGCGCGGCGACGCCGCCGCAGGGCGGCAGTCACGCCAGCCCGCGCTGGCACATCCGCCGCGGTCACTGGCGGCAGCTCGCCGACGGGCGCCGGGTCTTCGTCCGCCAGTGCGAGGTGGGCGATCCGACCCGCGGCGGGATCGTGAAGGATTACGCAGTGGAGATACCCCAGCCATGACCGAGTTCACCCCATCCGCCACGCAGGCCGCCGCGATCCGCGAGATCAAGGAGTGGTTCGAGACCCGCACGGAGGAGCAGCAGGTGTTCCGCCTCTTCGGCTATGCCGGGTCCGGCAAGAGCACCGTCCTGAAGTTCGCGCTCGACGAACTCGGCCTCTCGCCCCACCGCAGCGCGAAGGACGGCCGCTGCGTGCCCGGCGTCGTCACCGCCACCTTCACCGGCAAGGCCGCGCTGGTGCTGACCCGCAAGGGCACGCCGGCGCGCACCATTCACAGCCTGATCTACTCGGTGATCGAGTCGACCGAGGAGGAGATCGAGGAGGCCGCCCGGAAGATTGCGGCGGCCGAACGCAACGCGCTCCGTCTCACCGGGTTCGCGCGCACCACGGCCGATGCCGCAATCGAGGCGATGCGCCAAGGGCTCTCGGCGATGAAGCACCCGCGCTTCGCCCTGAACCCGCAGAGCGATGCGGCGGACGCCCGGCTGATCGTGCTCGACGAGGTGTCGATGGTCGGCGAGGAAATGACGCGCGACCTGATGAGCTTCGGCAAACCGATCCTCGTCCTCGGCGATCCCGGTCAGCTGCCGCCCATCCGGGGCGAAGGCGCCTTCACCCGCGACGAGCCGGACGTGATGCTGACCGAGATCCACCGCCAGGCCGCCGAGAGCGCGATCATCCGCCTCGCCTCCATGGCGCGGGAGGGCCGGCCCATCGGCTTCGGTGTCTACGACGATCATGTCGCCAAGCTCCGCAAGGGCGACATCACGCCGGAACAGGCGCTGCGCGGCGGCCAGCTGATCTGCGGGCTGAACGCCACGCGGCTGCAGATCAACAACGCCATGCGCGCGGCCGCCGGTCTCGGCGGGACCTGGCTACCCACGGGGCCGGCCGAGAAGATCATCTGTCTCAAGAACCAGAACGATCTGGGGCTGATCAACGGCATGTTCGTGACGCTCGAGGACATCGTCGACGAGGGCAGCCTTTACTTCTCCGCAGTCGTCCACGACGAGGACGGGCGCCACATCGGCGAGCCCTATGAGGACGGGCGTCCGGGCCGGCTGCGCATCTACAAGGGGCATTTCGAGGACCACGTCGCCTACGACGACAAGCGCCATGACCGCGACTACAAGGAGAAGCGCCTGCTGACCGAGGCGACCTTCGGCTGGGCGATCACCGCGCACAAGGCGCAGGGCTCGCAGTGGGAGAACGTGATCGTCTGGGACGACGGGCTGGGCCGCAGCGAGATCAACCGGCGCCGCTGGCTCTACACCGCGATCACCCGCGCCGAGCGCGGGCTCGTCCTGCTGGCCTGAGGGGCGCGATGATCGACCTCAACGACATCGCGGTCCCGAAGACCCGGCACGATCTCGCGGCGGTGAGGGAGCGGCTGGCCTGCACGGCCGCCGACTGGCTGCCGGGGCTCTTCCCGGAGGCCCGGCTGGCGCGCGACCGTCGTTCCTTGCGCTGCGCCGACCTCTCCGGGCGCCCGCCACGGAAGGAAGGCTCCTGCACCATCCATCTCGACGGGCCCTATGCCGGCTGGGGCTTCGACTACGCCACCGGCGAGCGGGCCGGTCCCATCGACCTGATCGCGCAGGCGACC